TGAACAACCTAAGCTTACTCGTGTTGAACAGAACGTAACATCAAAGACAGATGATCTATCCGATGAGGAACTTCTTGAGATCATTGAGCGTGAAGGTCTTGTCAAGACATCTGTGAAAGATACTATAGAGGATCTTAAGTAGGATATCCTACTAGTACTCTTAGATAGGATATTATAAAGGTATTGTTATTGTTTATTGTTATTATTACCTTTATTATAATCTTAAAGATCCCCTATTAGGTACCGGCTAATTTAAGCAGTCAGGGACTAGTACGTTTTTGTAGCGCATTGGGATTAACCTAGATGATGTGCAATCAAGGAAAAGGAGATCCTCAAGGTCAACATATTCGTCTATCACGTCTTTGTATAGTTGAAATGCTTCTTCGTGAGAATCACCTTTAACAGCATGTGGTTCATTAGAATCTTTGTGGAAACAGAAAATCATGATAGACTCCATTCAATAATCTTGATATTGGTTGATGAGATAGCAGACATGCAGATAGGACAAGGCTTCGAAAGGAGTTGTTGTCCTTTCTTATTTGTCCTTATAACAAAGATCTTGTGAGCCTTTGTGATATCTTGACACCTGATAATGGCATCAATCTCGGCATGTAGATAAACTTTCTTGTCTAAGCCTACCTTATGTGCAAACTTAGCTTGTACTGGATGAGTTTTGGTGTAACTATTCTGCCCTATTGAAATAACCTTTCCTTTTCTGTCGTAGATGAATGCCTTAATCCTTTGGTCCATACAGGGACTTTCTTTTCGGGGCAGATCTTTCCAACTATCCTTGATTTACGTCTGTCTATGAGTACTTGTTTACCACAGTGAAAGACCCTTTTATCAGGTACATCAAGGATGACTGCTATTGAATCTTCCATTTCGTGTAGTTTATCTATATACCACCAAAGTTTGAATTGGTGTATATCCTTGGTGGCACAATGCCAATCATGCTTGGTAAAGTGTGATACTAGTTTTGATGATGTAAGACCATCCTTTTGTGGACAAGGCAGATAATTCCAGTCGGTAGATGCATAATATCTTGAACTACCTCTTAGCCTATCCCTCTTATGTTCAACTCTGAGTACCAGCATCTTTTTGATCCTTCCAATATACATCCACTTTGTAAGGCTTCTCTTCTACTATACGATCCTCATAGTATGAAGTAGAGAGACCAGTAACGGGATCATAAACAACTCTTGTTGCTAAGCGGTCAGCATGACTGCTGTCTACTTCTTTGATTGAGCTACGTTTAACTCTCTCAATCAAGTCGTAGTATGTTTGTTGGTGGGATAGCATAATCTTATGGACCTACATAAATAACGTTAGTAACACGACCATTCTCGGTGGTTACAACGAGGTTAGTACTCAGATGGTGCTCCTCTGTGTTGCATAGGCCGAGGTATTCACCATCTAGATAGATGAAGGCATAACGGGTTTCCTTTTGGAGAGCCACTCGGAAGTGGTACCTTTCATTACCAACTCGAGAGTTATCAGCATCATCCTCCCATTCTACAACAAAAATCCACCCATCAGTGTTAGCTGCTCTATATTCTACTTTTGCACCTGATTTGTAGTAGGATAGAAGATCGCCATTCCCTCCGTTGTAGTAGCGGTATTCAACATTGAGTTTTTCGCGGAGGAGTTGCCCTAGTGGAGTTAGTGACATGATTATTCCTTAATGATTTCAACAGTTACAGGGATATGATCCTCTTTGGTCAGTTTGATAATACAAATTGGTTTTTCGTCTCTTGCGGTACGTGCTCCAAGGATTGAACTATAGAAGAGACTATTTTGCCAATCATGATAGATTGCCATGTAGCCTATATCTTGTTTGGGTTTGATACGATACTCTACGTCTGTTGCCCATAGAGGATGTCTAACCTCTACCCATTTATAGGTACCCATATTACATATCTGTTGCTCAATTATCGCCCCATTGGCCCATTCAACGATGAGATTGTGGTGTACGTGTTTCATACTTCCTCCTGCTTTAGACAAAGGTGACAGACAGATATTAGTATAGATGTGTAATCATCAAGATCAAATCCCTTCTTTGCTCGATTGTATGGCGCTCCAAACTGTGTAAAGAATTTACCAGTCTCAGGTTCTTGTGAGTGTACCACGACTTGATCACAGTGGTCACACCACAATTGAGTTGGCTCTGTTGGGTTGTAGGGTTTCATGTTAGAGGTCCTTTCGGGTTAGCATATGATCGATCCATTGGAGACGTCCTTGACGGAAGTCTTTGTAAGTCATATTGTAGTATGCAGCTGAGTGGTAATCCCTTACCCATCTTTCATATGTTCGTAGGTTACTTGTTTTATTAGGTATCTGTTTTTCGATTATTTTTGAATATCGTTTTAAGAGTACACTCTCTGCCTTAATGTTATATACATCTTCCAGCACATACTTGATGTTAATACAGATGTATCTGGTGTCATACTTATCTTCTGTGAGAGACCTACGAACGTGCTTGAGAACAGCCTTGAATGATGGGTAGCTCATGATTACTTCCCTGTGATTGATGCAATGAAACTGATGGTGAGTCCTGCCAGTAGCCAGTAGAGTGTTCCTGTGAGTGTTCCTGTGATGATAAACCCGATGATTGATAGTATGGCCCAGAAGATGATAGCGAGAGGGTTGAATTTCATGTGCGTGCCTTCTTACGGGCTGTTGTGGGAGGTGTTGTGTCAATTGTCATCGTAACTCCATTTGGATGTCTTTGCTACTGTTCAGTAATAATATTTCATTACGGTAGTCTTTCAGATTGTGTGGTAGCTGTTCGTGGCTGACCCCACGCACTAAACCTCGCCAATATTCACTACGTCTGGCCATTCTCCAGAGTAATATGAATACATCCATCAATACAACTTTTGGTTATATAGGATTATTGGCAGGATATAGTGCGCGTATATAGCTCAGGTGTTATTCGTTAATGACTTGGTCATACACTCCTGTATATTCGATGATCAATCCATCGAGATCATTCTCAGAGACCAATGTTTCGAGGTCATCTTTGGACCCTACGAGATACATATGGTGATAGCTTGTCACGATGTCACAGTGGTATACCAGCTTGGTGATCCTGATGAATTCAGGCACGAGGAGATTGAACTGAGATGCATTGATGGGGCGCAGTAGTAGGTATTTCATGACAGATCCTCTATGAGTTGGTTGATTAACACTGTTGCTTGTGATGATAGCCCTGCTATACCTGTCACTAGTGCGGTCCAATGCATGTACCCTGCTCCATTAACACTTTCGTAAGCATTAATAAAAAGGAGCAGCAAGAAGGACAAAGTGACAGTCAGGATGATATGGGTAATGACCATCCCTGTACTGTGCCAATTTGTTGTTGTTTTAAAGGTAGTCTTCGTTACCATATCACCACCTCGTAGTTGGTTGTGTTGTAGAATGACAGCATCACCTCACAGCCGATAGGCCACTTAGCGACGAGTTCTTGGGTGGATCGCTTGTAGACGTAATACATGATGCTCCTTGTTACATTATGAATTGATCAACCTTGGCGATCATGCCACGGCAGTGTTCCATCATGTCACCCAATCGGGCTAGTGCTGGTAGGTTGCTAGCAGTAATCATGTAATGATCCTTATCTAGCTTGTAGTAACCGCAACCGTGTTCTTCGAGTGCCTCTTTCAAGGTATCGAAGTCGGTGATCTTGTCGACGGTTAACGACATTAGTTTCAGCAAGATGTACATACAGTACTCCTTACAAGGAACTTACCCCTTGTTATGGTCTCCCTAATACTCGGGAAGAGAGAACACGTAAGTGTGTTCTAGGAAGGGCACTCGTAGAATGCCCAACCTAGACTACATTTTAGCCCTTGACATCGTAGAACCACTTGTCAGGGCTGAAGCCACCAGCAGCCATGAATTGGATCTCCCTCGCAGAGTTCTTGATCTCCTTGAGGTTGGTCCACAGCTCACGAGCGTGGTTCAGATCCATCCTTGCGATCTTGCAGGTCCGGACGTTGCCGTCCTCACCCACCACACGGATCTCGCGAGTGTCCGTATCGTAGTGCATCGCCACGATCTGCATAGGCTCACTGTACCTGACAGCAGCCTTGGTGTTGGTTACCGAGAACACGGACTGTTGTACAACAGCCTTGCGGTCATTGTACTGAGCGAGTGTAGCACCCATTGCGGCGAAAGAGGGAACAGCGAAAGAACGTGCCATGGTATTACTCCTAATAGGCACAATAGCAAGCGGCTATCACGCGGAGAACATCGACCGATGCACTCTCACATGGACGTATCCATGTGGCAGTGTACTAGACCTATTTCCAACCGGGATAGTAACGATCCAACCACTCAGTAAACTCAGTGGTCGTATCCCAATCAGCAACAGGCCTATTCCACACTACGGGAGCACTCCAGCCGTAGTCCCCATCAAGACTCACGCAATAGTACCCGTTAGAGCACTTATACACGTAAGCTTGGACAATCGGAAACCAGTCATCATCTGTTTGTGAATCGTAGTAGCGATCGTCACCCTCAACAGCGGTGAAGCCGAGAGAGATAAGGCAAGCGACTGTTGCCTCCTTAGTAGCGAAGGTAACAGACATTACACACCTCAAGACAGCGCAGACAAGGACGACCGCACGACGCGCCACAACGCACGGCCAAAGGAAACACAGGGGGGTGCCCAAAGCAAACAAGGCGAACCCAACACAACACCTGATTCTTTTCCTCACACAAAGAAGGGTACCTCAATTATTTCTTGCAAAACTCCCCAAAAACGCTAAAATAACAGCAGTTACTCCCCATCAAAAGTTAGTGAGTACTAACTTCTTTCATCGGTAATACATGTAAAACGCATTTATCGGTATTACCGATATTACGCACTTTCAAAGATATTCTCCAGATACTATTTCCAAAAGTACACAAAACGATACAAAACATGTACTTAGCCGGTACATAATAAGAAAGATTATCTTAAGGACACAAGTGGCAGAATTAACCAACAAACAAAAGCTGGAGGCATTACGAGAACTTAAGCGCAGAGAAATGCTGGAAGTATATCGTAGTAACTTCTATGATTTCGCGAAGGATCAGATTAAGATTCTTCCTAAGGATACCTCAAAAGGATTCATGCCTTTTAAGTTCAATGAAGCACAGACTATTGTAAATACTGCCATTGAGAAGCAGTTAAAAGAGACAGGAAAAGTTAGGGTTATTATTCTTAAAGCACGACAGATGGGGTTATCGACCTACACCACTGCGCGAGTATTCTGGAAGAGTTACTTCAACAGTCATAATAAGTCCGTTGTGATGGCGCATGATAGTGCCACGAGTGACACTTTGTTTAGTATGTCGAAGAATACTATTGATAACATGCCGGAAGAATTTAGGCCGAAGTTCAGAAAGAGTAATGCCAAAGAAATTATTTTTGAACACAACGACTCAGGCTATCGACTCTATACTGCAGGAGCACCAGAGGCTGGGCGGGGAACCACCCCTACTATTGCTCATTTATCGGAGGTTGCATTCTGGGTACATGATGTCAAAATCCTTGCAGGGTTATTTCAGGGTATTTCTCAGGCAGACGGAACAGAAGTAATTCTTGAATCTACTGCTAACGGTGTAGGGAATGAGTTTCATAGGTTATGGACTGGTGCTGTAGCCGGTGAGAATGAGTACTTACCTATATTCGTGCCTTGGTACTTGATGAGTGAGTATCGAAGGAAAGCACCGGAAGGATTCGAGAAGACGATTGAGGAAGAGATTGTAGCTAAGAGGTTTGAGCTGGATGATGACCAAATGTATTGGAGACGACTTAAGATCTCTGAGAGTGGTGCTGATAAGTTCAAACAAGAGTATCCAGCTACAGCTGAAGAAGCATTTATTGCTTCAGGCTCAAATGTATTTAATCTTGAGAAACTAAACAAGCTTGTACCACAACCTATTCTGGCTAAAAGAGAGTTTAACTTTGAACAGAAGATGATGGAAGAAGCTAGGCAAGGATCTATCGAGATCTTTAAGTTTCCCTCCTTTGATGATTCCTTTGCTATAGGCGCAGATGTCTCCTTAGGCGTAGGTAGAGACTCATCAGCGGCTGTAGTTATGAATGCTAAGAGACAGATCTGCGCAGTATACAAGAATAATACTATTGATCCGTCACAGTATGGCGATCTATTGTTTTACCTTGGTAGGTACTACAATAACGCTCTCCTTGCTGTAGAATCGAATAGTATGGGGATTGCTACCCTCAACAGGTTAACCCAAATGAGATATGTTAACTTGTACTACCAGACTAAGGTAGCTAACGTCTCCAAGGAAGAAGGAACAAGGGTTGGATGGAGGACTACCTCTGCCAGTAAACCTATGATGATTGGATTCCTTAAGAATGCTATTGAGCAGGATGATATCTGGATTCCTTCAAGGATCATTATCAATGAACTCATGAACTATGTAGCTGATGATAATGGTAAGACTAATGCTTCAACAGGGTTTACTGATGATACAGTTATAGCCACTGCTATTGCACTTGAGGTTATCAGAACTCATGGTGACAGACTAATCAACACTAACGTACCTTTCTCACAGAAGTTAGGTACATTACAGACAGTAGAGACCAATTGGCTCTAGGGAGGATATATGGTAGGATTCCGTGCACCGAATAAAGAGGAGTTTCAAAAGATGAAACCCTTTGCTAAACCGTTTACTGCTCCCAAGCTTGTAAACCCGAAAGAAAAGATTCAAGATAAACCACGAGGTACTAACCTACCTATTCGTGGTCAGTGACAATATTACTCCTTGTGTCCGCGTTTGCCACCGTCAACGTGAGTAAAGATGGTGGGCTATAGCAGTGTAGAGAAGTGGTCATCTTGCAGGCCTCATAAGCCTGAGATCGGTGGTTCGAATCCACCCATCTGCTTCCAAATTGGGTGCGTATACCGTTAAGGAGACGGCCCGGACTGTAAATCCGGTGTTTAACCACTCGCATGGCTCGATACCATGAGTACCCACCAAGAATTTAGGTTAGCTAGTCTAGCCCTATCCACAATATGTGATGGATTAAATATTTTATAATACGACCTCTAAAAG